CGGGACGCTCCTGATAGGGGACACGAGCATCCGTTGCCGCAGTCCAGATATTTGAGGCCTCGCCCAGCGCGAGAAAGGCATAGGTGATCGAGCCGGTCGAGGCGACGCCCGCCGTCTCGATGCCGAGGGCGAAGACCGAAAAAACCACCATGCCGAAGATGGAAAAGACGCCCCGCAATTCCGGCGAAGGCTTCCAGGCCCCATTATAGGCGAGGACGAAAAAGCGGGCGACGCCGACGATGAAGAGAAGCGTGCCCCAGCTTCCTTCCGCCATCCAGCCCGCCAGCTCGTGAAAGGCCGGCTGGGCGAAGGTCTCGGCCGGATCGAGAAGCCGAAGTCCGAGACAGCCGATGATCCCGGCGCAGAGCCATTCGAGCCGGCGAATGGGAAAATGCTCGCGAATGCGGGCGAGAATGATCATTGCGCCGACCCATCGGGGCGCGGGGGCGTCTTGCCGGTCGCGGCGCGGCTTAAATGCGGCATAATGAGATCGACGATGTCGCGATCCTCAAGGCCGAGCTTTCTTACCGTGCCGGGCACCGACTGTTTGACATAGTCCAGCGCGGCTTCGCGCGCCGCCATGGAAAGCGAGGGATCGCCACTACGGCCACCCACGCGCGCCAGCGCGGTCTCGGCCGCATTGGCGAGGGCGGATTGAAGAAGCCGCGCCTGGGCCTCGTCTTTGACCACATTGTTCGCCCGCAGCCAGGCGACGAGCGCCGGGATCGCGATGCCGGTGAGGATGGTTGCCAGAAGCGGCAGGAGAGCGTCGAGAACCTGTTCCATGGGTCTTAAGCCTCGTTGGTGCTGATCTCGCCCGTGGCGGCCAGCTGTTGCGAATGTGTGGTGGAGCTGTCGGTCACCGGCCAGCGGGCGCCGAGAAGGCGCGATTTCGATAGCCGCGTGACCGTCACAGCATTCGACTGGTTGCCGCCGAGGACGTGATAGGTCTCGGCGTCCTCGCCGACATAGAAGCCCACATGGCCCGAAATGCCGGATCGCGAGCCGCGCCAGAAGACGAGGACGGCGCCGAGGCGGGGTTCGGTCTCCTGGCCGAATTTCAGCCAGTTGCGGGCGAGATAGGGATTGGCGGGGATCGCCTCGCCCGGAAGCGTCAGCGCGATCGCGGTCTGGACGAAGTCGCCGCACCAGGGGAGCTTGCGCGGATCGCCGAGGGTCGAGCCATCCGAGCGCAGCCAGGCCGACAACTCGCCGTAGCTGTTTGCCTCGTGGAGCCCTTTGACGGACCGCGCCTCGACCATCCAGGCGGGCTCGCCGCTGGCAACGATGATCGGCTTCGCGCGCGGCTTGGCGTCCTCGTCATAGAGGAGATGCAGCGTCTGGATGCAGGGATAGGGGCGCGGGGTGAGGCCCTGCGCCCGCTTGAAGTCGGTGAGGGCGGCCTCCGTCCTTGCGCCGGCGTCCCCATCGATCGCGCCGGCGTAATAATTGAGGTCCTTCAGGCGGGTCTGGACCGCCATGACGATCTCTTTCGACATGTCGTCTCTCCAAAGAAAAAGGGCCCGGCAGTTTGCCGAGCCCTCGCGGGTTGCGTTCTGGGTTGCTGTTAGACGTGTCGGTGGGTCAGCCGGGGTTCGGCTGGGCGAGCTGCAGGGTCGTGGTGCCACCGCCGCCGCGATTGGCGCGTGAGGATACCGAGGCGATGCGATAGAGCCCGTCGATGCCGGGGCGGGCGCCCTTTAGAAAAAAGCGGCCCTCGACGAAGGCGTCGGGGGTGAACTCCATCGTCACCGAGCCGACGCCCGCATCCTGTTCGGCGTCGGTCTTCTGGCCGTTCGCCATAGTCTCGCTTTGGCCCTCGTCGGCCGCCGGCCAGCGCTGGGTGTCGATCGCATCGCCGGTGTCTTCGAGCAAGACTGTGACACGCTTGTCCTTGAACTCTCCGGTCTTCGGATCGAACCAGGTGACGCGCTTCTGCCGAGAGCGCGGGCGCCCCCGCGTCGGATCGATGTCGATCGAATGAATATTCCCACTTGTCTCTTCGCTTGGCGCCGGCACACGGCCGATGACGGTCGGAAGGGCCTGGCCGAAGGGCGACAGCCCCGTGCCCCGCGCGGCGAACACCGCATTCGTCCCGCCGCGCATCTTGAAGGTGGCGCCGAATTCATGCCGGAGCTTTTCGGCAAAGGCGACGAAGCTCTCGCCGAGCGGGTTCCAATATTCACGCTCGATCGTGGCAAAGGCCGGATCGACCGTGATCGTGACGCCGGCGAGAGACGCGGCCTTTTCGAGCACCGCCTTCAAGGGCGCGTCGTCCAGATGCCAGTTCTGGGTCTCGACCGCCTTGCCACGGGTGTCGAAGGCCTTCAGCGAGACATCGAGCACCCGGCCGCCGCCGCGCGTCATCCGCCAAGGCGTCGAATCGACGACGCCCGAATAGATCTCAACGCCCTGATAGGCGACCGTCGCAACGGAGCGCTTGGGTGGAAGCGCGAGTTGGCCGAAGGAATCGTCGAAGCTCAGCCGGCATGTGTCGGACGACACACCCGGATTGTCCGTCCATTCGATCGAGAGAAGATAATCGGCCATCTGGCGGATGCGCGAGGTCCCGCCCATCGTGATGTCCCAGTCCTTCCAGGCCATCGTTCAACTGTCCGCAAAGAGATTGATGACGCGGGCGGCGGGCGTTGCTGCCGGCAGATCGGGCAGGGTGAAGCGCGTGCCCAGTGGCAGGACCACATGGGCGGCGAGCCCCGGATTGATGGCAAGCGTCGCCTCGACCAGCTTCAGTGTCCTCGTTCTGACGGGGCCGAAGCGCTCGGCGAGGATTTCGTCGAGAAGGAGGCCCTCGCTGCGCACCGTGATCGTATCAGCCATGGCAGTCAGCCTCGAAGCACGCGGAAGAGCGAGACGAGACCGCCTACGATCGCCGCAGCATCCACCGTGATTGGGGGCGGCACCCTTTGCGTCTTGATCGTATAATCGAGTTCGAAGCCGACGCCGTTCGGCTCGATGTTCTGATGGTCCTCCTCGATCTCCTCGAGGACATGATAGCCGAGCACCCGGCCGTCGCCGCGCAAGACCGGCTGCGGGATCTGCGAGGCCATCATGCCATGGGCGATATCGAGCTCGGTCAGACCACCCAGTTTGAAGGGCAAGAGCTTGCCGGACAGGGTCAGGCTGTCATCGCCGATGCCGATCGCCTCGCGCGGCTTGCGCCCGCCAACCACCGGCTTCACCGCGAAATCGGCCCGCGCCGAGCGGCGCACGCGCTCGGCCGAAAAGCCATTGGTGCGGATGGATAGAAGTCCGATCTGGTAGAGCATCAGCCGGGCCGTGACGTGTTGGCGTGAAGACCGGACATGTCGGCCCGAGAGGCGGAGGCCGCATTGCGGGCCTCAGCCGCTGCCCGCGCCGCGCTCGCCGCCAGCGAGCTGGTTCGGGTGAGTTCGGCATTGAGCGTTCTTGCGTCGGCAATGGCGGCGCGGATGGCCGATGGATCGACCTCGGGCCGGGCTCGCACCGAAAGCGCACTGGCTATGTCCTGCCCACCCTGCTGGGCCGCTGCCCGCGCCTGATCGACCTCGCTGGCGATCGAGGCCGCGATATCAGGTCGGGGCTGCGGGATGGGAACCGCCGCCTCGCTTGCCGGTGGAGTCGGCGCCGGCGCGTGGGCCATGGCGTCGAGTTCGGCCCTGCGTGCCGTCAGCCGCTCCATCTCGTCGCCGATCTGCCGCATCACCGAAACCGCGCTCGGATCGAGCGCCAAGCGGAAGCCGTCCTCAACTGCGCGCTTTTTCTCATAAAGTTGACCGAGCAGCTGGTCGATCTCTCGGATCTCCGCCAGCGCGGCGCCGGCTGATGGGCTTGCCGGCGATGGCGAAGCGGCAGATTGCGGACGCGGTGCCGGAACCGGAATGGTCGGACCAGTGAGACCGGATGGAACGGCCGTCGGATAAGAGAGGTCTGGCAAACGGATGTTGCCGGCATCAGGCGCGACGGCGCCGGACTGCCCCATGCGTATATTCCGGCGCCGCCAATAGTCCTGGCGCTGGGCTTCCAAATCGGCGGGCGTCTGTCCGCTGACACCCGCCATTTGGGCCCGGCGGCGCTCCATATCGGCTCGGATCGTCGCGTCTTCTTCCTCCGAGCGGACGCCCGACACCACATCGTCGACGCCCTTGATGACGTCGATCGCCGGCTTGATGACCGGGCCCGCCGGACTCGCATCGACGATGCCGTCGAGAAACGCTTCGCGCCGATCGTGGCGGTCGAGTTTTGTCTCGCCGTCGTCCTCGGCAAGGCCCAAACCTTGCGCCACATCCTGGACGATGCCGATCCCTTCCGAGACCGCATTGGCCGCGTGGGCGATGCGCTCGAAAAATCGCACGATGGCCGAATCCTCGCCATTGAGGTTCATCAGGCCGGTGACGGCTCCGATCAGGTCGGAGACGGCATTCTTGGCCTTGTCGAGCCCTTCAATATCAAGCGTCGCCTCGAAACGGCCCATACCGAGCTGGATCTCGTCGACCAGGGCGCGCACCTCTTCGAGCCCGCTTTTCAAAAGCGGCATTCCGGCCGTGCCGGCATCGATGGCGATCTCGGCAAGCGCGTTCTTGGCGATCTGCCATTGCGACCAGAAATTATCGAGCTTCAGCTGATAGGAAGCGTCGAGGGAACCGCCCCATTGGCGCTCGTCATTGGCAAGGCTCAGATTGCGGCGATATTCATCCGTCGCCTCGACGAGGCGCAGCATCTCGTCGGCCCATTCGCGCCCGACAAAGGACGACAGGAACGACATGCGGTCGGTCTTATCGAGATCCTTGAGGGTGTCGAGCATGGAGAGGAGCGCGCCATTGGCGTCCTTCTCGACGAGTTCGGCGAAATTCTCCGTCGAACCCATATATTTCTCGAAGGTCTTCTTGCTCTTGCCCGTCAGCTCGTTGACGGTCAGCATCCGGCCCGCGAGATTGCTCATGCCGGTCGAGGCCACTTCCGCCGGCATGCCGATATTGAGAAGCGTCGCGCCGAGCGCCAGCGTCTCTTCCTTCGCCATGCCGAGCGTTTTCATGGTCGCGCCGGCGCGATCCATGAAGGAGACGATGTCGCGTTCGTCGCTGATGCCGGCATCGGCCAGACTGTTGGTGAGATCGAGGACTTGCCGGACCTCACGAGAACTCATGCCAAGCGCGGTTTGAAGCTTGGAGGCGAAATTGCCGGTTTCCTCCGCGCTCATCTCGAAGGCGTCGGCCGCCTTGACCGATTGGAGGGCAAATTCACGTAAGGTGTCGATGGGAAGCCCGGCCGCGGCGCCCCGCTCATAGGCCGCCGCAATCTCGTCGATGCCGACGGCGACCTCGCCGCCGGATGCCAGATCCTTGATCTCTTCGCCGAGCGCCGTCGTCGCGGCTTGGGTCAGCCCGGCTTTTTTCTGAATGCCGGTCAGGGCGCTCTCGAAATCGGCCGCCTGGGTGACGGCCGTCTGCACGGCAAGCCCGGCGGCGAGCGGCACGCCGACGCCGGCGGCCTGCATGGCGGCGAGCCCCATGGCGCTGCCAAGCCGGCCCGTTGCCCGCACGCCGCTTTCCATCATGCGCGTGGAGGCGTTGCCCGCCCGGCTGAGCCCATGCAGCGAGCGCTGGATGATGCCGGCCTTGCCGCTGACATCGTCGTGCAGGGACGCGGTCATCTCGGCTTTCATTGGACGTGCCATCGTCGCTTATCCTGTCGGCAGATCGGGCGCGAGCGCATGGACGAGGCTCATGACCCGCTCGGCATCGGTGTATCGGAGATAGCCCAGGAACCCGTCCGGCAGGCCGGTCATGGCCGCCGCCAGGGCGGGCCGGGACATGTGACCGGCGAGCAGAGCGCCGATCGCCGCGAAGGTCGGCTCGCGAAACGCGATCCAGACATGGTGAGTGCCGGCGATGGTGACGGGTGTCACGAGGCGGAGCTTTGCCACGGGCTCGTCATCGTCGAGGCGGGCCTCGATCCGCGGCGAAGGCAGCAAAGACGACCCGCCTTGAGCGGGTTTTGCCGGCGGGCCACCATCGCCCGGCTCCGCCGAACGTGCGGCTTTGGGCGAGGGGGAAGGCCTCCCCCGGCCTGCGATGATCTTCGTGCCGAGCGCGAGGAATTCCTCGCGTGTCAGCTGGCCTTCGTCCGGCATGATGGTCGGCTTCATCGGCGCTTAGATCCCGAGCGCCGCGTTGAAATCGCCGAAAATATCCTTGCCGAGATAGCGGGTCGCCCGTTCGCGCAGCGAGACATAGATGAATTCCTGCCCATCCAGCGTCGCTTGGTAATCCGTCACCTCCGCGAACATCCAGTTGCAGTCCTGCATTTCGGCGGGGTCGGTCTCGGAAGGCTCCCAGGCATTGAGGACGCCCGTGACGATCGCCCGGAATGGCAGCATGCGGTGGCCATTGTCGGTGTCGCGATAGACGCCGGCCATGATCCACTGATCGACCTCGCCAAAGCCGTCGAAGAGCGAAATGTCGAAGGGACTCGCAAAGGCCGGCTCCAAGGCCTCGATCCGGCGCAACGCGTAATTGACCTCCAGATTCGCGCCGCCGCCATCATGGGAGACCGTCTTCTTCTTGAGCGGCGGGACCGTCATCTTGTTGATGATATTGGCGCGGGACTGGCCGGTCTGAGAGACACGGCGGATGTCGACGCCTTCGAGCACGAGCAAAGGGCGCTGCGGCATGGTGCGAACCTTCTATGAATGGGGAAGAACATTGCGGCCGCGAAAGCCGCGAGGGTCTTACGCGCTGACTTGGCTGAGCTTCTGAACGATGTCGTCGATGAGACCTTCGACCGCCGGGCGGTAGGGGTGGAAGTCGGCATGGACGCGCTTGAACATCGGCGCATATTCGATGCGCGGATCGAGCTTGATGGACCCAAGCCGAATATTGTCCGGCTGGTTCTGATCCTTGATGAAGATATCCCGGTTGTATCCGAGGATGTCGTCAGCGGCCTTATGGCCCTTCAGCATATTGAGGATCGTGAGCATGTAGTTCTCGGCCATGCCGGCGGTGATCCGCTGCCCCAGGAACCGCTTGGTGATGTCGATCCATTTGATGGTGATATAGTCGGCACCGCGCGTCTGATGGATCTGTTGATAGGTCGTGTCGTCGGTCGCGGCATCCGCGCCGATGAAGGTGAAACCGCCCGAGGCGAGCGAGCCATCCACATTGACCTTGCCCTTCACGGCGATCGCGACCTGCGCTTTCAGCATTTGCTGGCCTTCGGTCGAGCCGTCGAGGATCGAGAAGCGGATATTGCGAGAGAGCTTGGCCAAGCCCTGGATCTGCCGATTGGCGATCGGCTCGAAAGGCTTGCTTTGATTGGCATTGTCGACCCGGATGAAGAGACCGGCGGCGCGGCTTGCCATGGGCCGCGTCACCAGGTCCTCGCCCTCATACACCACGGCCTTGACGCCGATCGGCAAGATGCGCGTCGACGAAATGAACTCGCGGTCGGCGGTCGATGCGGCGCGGGAATCGTCGGAGACGTCCACCGGCGCGACGGCAAGCACCTGTTCCAGCGCGGGGGCCAGCGCGGCCAGCACCGGCGAGGCTGCTTCCTCGTCAGGCCGGAAATCCGTCATGCCGGCGACGACAATGCGCGGGGTCGCGTCGACCTCGTCCGGCACATAGCCGATCTGGCCGAGGGCTGTGGCGATCTTGGCGGCCGTCGCGGCGGAGTCGGCGCCGGGCGTCACGCGATAGACCGTGACATCGGCCCCGGCATTGAGATTTTCGAGCTGGGCATTGATGCCGCGGATATGATCGCGAACCGCGCCCGTGCCCCATTTGGCCTGGACCTCCGGGTCCGACGTCGAGACGCGCACTGGCTCGTCGGCCGGGAACAGCGTCGCGTCGACCGTGTCATCGGCATCGAAGATGATCGTTTGCGAAAAGTCGGCGCCGAGAACCGGGATCGGCTCGTCATTGGTGCGCGAGAACGAGGCGCCGATATAAGGCGTGGTCATTGCCCCTCTCCAATCTGTCGGGAAGTGATCGCCTTGCCGAAGGGCTTTTCAGGATCGGCGGCCCCGCGCAAAGCCGGGCAAAGAAAAAGGCCCGGGCGAATGCCGAGCCTTACGGAAATTCAGAAATGTGGTTCGGTCAGGCCTTCGGCGGCTTGCTGCGATGGGCCCGCCGGCGCCACCACCAGCCGAACAGGGTCAGACCACCGAACATGATCGCAGCCATCAGCGGCCCGCCGGTCGTCGCCGCGACGCATTGGGCGAGCGCCCAGTCGGCCGAGAGGCGGCCGATCGCCGGATCGGCATAGGCAAGATCATGAGCCGCGCAGCACGCGCCCCAGGAGCCTTCGGGCCAGAGGGTGCAATGGTCGATCACGTCGGCACACCTGCGGCCGCCTCGAAGAGCGCGTCGACATCCTCGTCGGTCAAATCCAGCTCGACGGCCATGCCGGCGATATACGGATGATCGCGCCGCCAGCTTTGCGCCGAGGACCACCAGATGCGGACCATGGCGTATTCGGACCCGCCCAGCACGGCCTCGACCTGATCATACAGGCCGGCATTGTAGAGGGCTGTTTTCGCCTGGACGGCGGAGACTTCGAGCGAGATCGCCGGCATGTCCGGCTTAAATCGACGGGCACCCATGGTTAGCCCCTCCACTGCATAATGGTGCCGGAGATTGGCGCGTCCTTGGCGTTAGCCGTGACGTGTTTGTAGACCATGCTGGCACCGGCTGGTTGACCCGTCAGATCCGCAAAGCCCTCATAGATCTTCGTGCCGTCCGTCAGGACAGCTATCTGCTCCAACGCGGCGACGCTGAATGTGACGCCGCCGTCCCGGCTTACGGACGAAATGAGATCGACATTCGGGACGACCGGCGACGACGAAAGAGGCGGCGCGAGCTGGACGGCGACGCGAGCCACAGAAGGGCTTTGAGTCACGGAGCTGAAGACCGAGGAAATGAGGGTCATCGGCGCCGGGGCCCCCTCAAACGTCATCTCTGCCACCCACCATTCAGAGCCGTTCGCCGAGGTGCTGGTTGCCAAAACCCTCCAGTATCTATGAGCGCCCGCTGCGCTCACATCGAAGACCTGGGTATTGCCGCCTGTTTGGGAGAAACCCTGATTGGAATAGGAAACCCAATTGGCGCCGTCATCAGAGTACTGGGCGGCGGCGCTGTAAACGGCATTATTCGTCGCCGAGGCATTCTTAATAATGATTTTTTTGACAACGGTCGCGGCGCCGAAGTCGCGACCGATATACGCATTTCCGTTTACGGGGCTGCCGGACTGAGATGACGCCCAATATGTAGCAGCGTCTCCATCAAAGGCTTTACCCTTCGCGGTGCTCGCACCTTTATCACCCCCCGATATTGGGAGACCGAGGGTCGATAAATTCACATTGACATATTCAAACTGTTTTTTCTGGGCGTTGTGGAGGTGATTCGATGAGGCACCGCTGACATCGCTTGTGTCGGTGTAAGGATCAACGATCCCGTCGACCATATTGAGCCGGTCGCCGCGCAACTCCGCGATATAGAGCGCGTTCAGCCGCGCGGACGATGCGGCGCTGTCCACTTCGGCCGCCATCCCATCGATCTGATCTGAGAGACCGCCGATAGCGTCGTAAACCGGATCGAATGAAACGAAGGCGCTTTCGAAGCCGCTGCCGTCCAAGCTGAACCGGACGAATTTCTCGCCGTTGGCTTCTGCGAAGGCCGGAAACTTGGCCTTGAACCCTGCAAGTGCGGCAATCGCATCCTGCGCGTTGGTCGCATCGAGCCCTTCCACGGGCATGATCGTGACATTGGCCGCGACCACGCCGCCATTGTTCAGTGCGGCGAGCCGGTCCTCAGCGAGCGCCAGCTGATCTTCGAAACCCGAGATCGTCGCGTTGATCTGCGCAATCTGCGGCGTGACCGACTGTTGAATGATGGCCTGCGCCATCGCGGTCCCGGCTTGCTGCGCGGCCGTGTAGCCGGCGGAGATGAAGTCCTCGATCGCAACGAGCCGATCATGGAACAGCGGGATGACGGCGTTCCAGACCTCGGGCGAGATCGTGAAACTGACCGTGACTGCGTAGCCGTCAGAACTTGTCGGCAGAGGTGACGACATCAGCGCCATTCTCCTCGATCATGGCGTTCAACGCGCTGCCGAGAATGCGGAGATCATCACGCGGCAGATAGCGGAAGGCGCCGAACCGAACCGGACGCGAGAGACGCACGCGATATCGGACTTCCGGCTCATAGAGATTGGTTTCGGGTCGTTCGGTCATGTCGGACCTCAATAGGCGTTGAGCTGGATGTCCTGGACGAAGGCCTGCGCCACCACACTGGTGGACGTGCCCTCGACGCGCAGACGCGCGGAGGTTGCCGGCGCCCCGAGCGAAAAGTTAGCGGCATATTGCGACCGGCTCGGCTTGGTCGGGTCCGGCGTCAGCGTCACCGCCGTCGGGTTGATCGTCACGCCGCCCACCATGATCTTCGGATCATAATCGTGGAGGTTCGGGTCGAAGGCGTCGACATTCATTACGACCCGGATGGTCGAGGTCGCGTAGCCGAAGGCGATCTCGTCGGAGATGGCGCGCACGTCCGATCGACACCGGCCGGTCTGAACGCGGGAATAGGTGTCCATTACCAGCATCGGCGCGACGTCCTGCGTTCCGACGAGCGTGCATCTGAGATTGCAGAAGGGCGGCAGATTGGTGAGCGGGTTCGGGTCGCGCCCGTCCATCGGCACCCATTCGTCGGCGCCGATCGGCTTGATGTCCCACGGCCGCGACGTGCCAGCCGGCTCCCAGCCTTCATAGACGAGCTGGATTTCCGTCATGCCGTTTTCGAGCTCGATCGGCTCCATCTGGATTGTGACGCGGCTTTTTCGGAATTTGGCGGCGTAGAGGCGGAAGCTGAAGTCTTCCGTGGTCGAGCCTTGGCTAAAGATGCCGTCGGAGCACTGGAACTTTGTGCCGCCGGTGAAGGTGTTGCCGCTGTTCGCCGCGACCTGATGATTGCCTGTCGTCACCGTGAACCAGGCGTAGCGCTTGCCCGGCTCCAGAAGCGTCGGGCGATCGAAGACGAAGGGCACCCATTGGTTTACGCGCAGATCGGCTTGCTCGACCACGGACTGGGTGATGATCCGGTCATAATGCGGCGTGCCGTCCGGTAGGACTTCGCAAAGGGCGAGCGTGATGTCGCCGGTCGAGCCCACGCGCGTCAGATAGAGGTCGATCCGGGTGGCGACCATCATCTGCGAACTGAGGAAGGTCTGGGCGTAGAGCGCGCCGTTCAGACCGTATGTCTCGGTCGTGTAATAGGTATAGGTCGAGACGATCGTGTCGCGGATGACATTCTGGACGGCATACTGCGCGTGTCCATTGCGGCCGAGCTCGGTGTTGTTCCACGGATTATCCGTCTTGCCGAGCGACTGATATTCCTTGCCGGAGACCGCGAAGATTTCGCCGGCGCGGCGATCGGCGAGATCGGCCGTGTTCCAGCCAGAGGTGTTTTCGCAGACCTTCACGGTCGGGCCATAGCGGATCGACGTCGTCGAGGTCGTGCCGGTGTGGGCGGTCTGGATCGTGTGGACGGTGTTGGAGATGTCCACCCGCCCCGAGCCGAGCGGGCTCTCGATCCGCATCACCTCGTCATAGGCCGGCAGGACATATTTGCCGCCGATCACGACGATATCGGGATTGTCCGGTTGAGCGATGAAAAGCTGGGAGTTGCGCACAGCCGCATAGGGAAAGCGCAAACCTTCCTGGACGCGTACGAGACTGTCCGGGTGCTGCAGGTCCCAGAGGTCTTTGACCAGAGCCTGATCAAACCAGTAATTCCGCGCCTCGTCGGGGAACTGCAGCTCCTGACGCGTGCGGGAGATATCACGCGCGAACTGATCGATCAGGCGCGGATCGGGCATGCGCTCGACAGCCGCCGCGACAGTGGCGAGATCCGTGACGATCGCCTGGGTCGCCTGATAAAGCGTCTCGACCTTGCCCTCGACCACGGTCAGCCGCCCTTCGATCTCGAAGACGGTTTTGACGCGAGCGGCCTGATTGACGACGATGTCTTGCACGCCGGTCGCGGTTACACGGACGAACGCGACGCAACAATTGGTCTCGGCGATCGTCGGCCTCGGCTGAGGTGCCGGGCCGATCGTGCCAGGCTGGACGATCACCTCCGCCTTACGGGTGTGATATTTGACCGTGCCGCGCTGAACGGGCTTGCTCTCGATCAGCGGCTGATCGCTGGTTTCAAACGGACGCTGCACTTCGATCGTCTCTTCGGTGCCGCGAAGGATCAGGGCCAGCCAGCTTTCGTCGCCCCCAGCAAAGGCTCCGAAATATTCCTGCAAGTTCAGCTCGACATTGTCGCCGATCCGATAGACGGGCTTGCCGGTATGAAACTCGCCATCGGACACAACGACCGTCGTGCTGTCGCCGGCCTTCTTCGAAACCGTGATGCGGGCCCAATGGACGGGCCACCCCCACGCGCCTTGATGGATCGCATCAAAATGGTCCCGCGCCTCCTGGGAGATCGCCGTCCAGTCTTTCGGCTGAATGATCTCGGCCTGTTCGAAATCAACGAGCTTCATCAGCTGTCCTCAAAGGTGCGTGCGGTCGACGTAAGCCCCGAAGGGTCGCTCGTCGCCGAAGGTCAGACCGTCGCCAAAGGTCGCCGGGCGGCGCCATGCGAAGGAAACGAGATATTCGGTCTCGGGCGCTTTCGAGACTTTCAGCGCCGTCTTGGCCCGGTTGATTGGCGTCAGATCGACATTTCGCCCGGCCGCCATTCCCGCCGCCGAGCGCCCGGCCACGAAGGCGTTGAACGGCTTCACAAGCGTCACCTTGACGAGATACCGGGCGCGAAAAGGAGGGTGGCCGACGGGCGTGATGCCAGCGGCGGACAGGCCGGCGACGAAGCGCGTCGGGTGGGCGACCACGTCGAGCACCTCGGCATCCACGAATTCGAGATAGCGTCGGGCGCCTTCCCGGGTGCCTTTAAAGTCGGCCAGCCGGGTGCCGGGATAGACCGTCGACGAGCCCTTCGCCTGCGCAACCATCTCGCGCTTTTTCTCGACGGTCCAATCGTCGAACCAGAGATCGACCGAATAATGCCCGGCCAGAAACGGCAGGAACCGCTCCGGTGTCCGATAGGGGTCCATGACCTCTTCCATCGGAATGGGAAGGTCGTCCGACATGGCCCGCGCCATCGCCCGTTCGAAGGGCGCGGCGTTTTGGGCAAGGATCTGATCGACAGTGGTCATGAGCGCACAACGACCTCGACCGTGATTTCGGTGCAGACCGGCACCGAATAGGCATCCGGCGCGATCACGATCGGATTGAGATCGGCGACGGACAGGACATTCGGCCCGTAGGCGGCACCCTGGATCAGTCCGTCCGGCACCTCGCCGGCAATCAGCGTGCGGGCATCGGTCGCCGCCTTGATGCGATCGGCGATTTGCTGACGCACGAGGTCGGCGTCGGGGCCTTGCGGCAGCTCGACACGCACATGCGCCCGATACTCGACGCGCAGAGCCTTGAGCACCGCGACCGAGACCGCCTCCGGCTTGATATGAGGCGCGCGCACGGCCGCCGAGATTGCAGCCCGCTCTGCATCCGAGACCAGCGCGCCAGCCTCACCCATCACCACGACGTCCGTGTCGCCGCGCCGGCCATGTGTGTTGAAGCCAACGACCGCTGCGTGGCCGATTGCCGGCACTGTGGAATAGGCCGCGTAGAGATAGGCGCCTTCAGAGCCTGCGCTCGCTCGATCGAACGAGAACAGATAGCGGAGCAGAAGCCGCTCGTCGGTCTCATAGACTGCCGGCGTGTCGGCCGTTGCTGCCCGCACCAAGAGCCGCTGGACGTTCTGATTGGCGGCGACAGCGTCGAGGTTGCTGCCCTTGGCAAATGCGACGAAGACTGACCGGATGGCGTCATTGACGCGGTATCTGTCGAGAACCCGCGTGTACTGCCACGCCCGGCCGCCAACCCGCCGAATGGGGTTGGCCGCGACTTTCGCGACCGTCCATTCTGGCAATGTCGGGTCGATCGCGCGTTCCGCCTCCCATTCGACCGCGAAGCGATCGAGAAAAGCTTCGATCATCGCCTCGGCCGAGACGATCTCGATGGCATCGGGCGGAGGAAGTCGGGAAACATCAACGATCGAGGGAGCGGATGTCATCGGGCCGAAACTCCCCGATCGTAAAAGTCGAGCCCAAAGGTCCTGACGCCGGCCACCGTAAAGTCCGGCGGCGTGTCATATGCGCCGGGCCGCCAACCGACCTCGATCATGAAACGCGCTTCGCCAAGTCGGATTGTGTCGACATCACCGTTGATTGAGATATGCCGCACCTGAAAGCGAAGCTCCCAGGCGTCGATCGCGGTCATGAGCAATGTCTTAAAGACCATGAAGAGCAACGGCGTCATGCGACGGCCCAAAAGCTCGATCAGACCGGCGCCGAACTCGCGCAGCATGACTTCCTCGCCAAGATAGGTCGTGAAGATCACTTCCACCGATTGAAGCGCCGACCGGTAATTGTCGATCATCTCGCCGGTGCGCCGGTCGAAATCGGCCATCAGGCGCCTGCGCGATCCGCAGCCGCCTTGTCCCTGTCGGCCTTGGCCTTCGCTTCGGCCGCTTCAGCGTCAAGCCGCGCCTGGACCTGCGCCCAATTGGCCGGGTGCTTCCCCTTCTCGGCGATCTGACCGACGCGAAGAAGATGCTGAGCCGCATGGCGCGTCATGGAAACAGTCGTCGCGTTTTTCAGGCGCTTGCCCATGATGGACTCGACACCAGGACGCACATCGAACTCGACGACTTCGTTCGGGTCGGCGACTGGCGCCGCCGATGAAGTCGCGTCGTTGGTCACGGCCACCGGCTGCGAGACAAGCGCGGTCGACGGCTCGGGCGCGGCTGCGTCCGGCTTCAAGGGTGCTTTCGCCATGAGATGATCTCCTGAAGGTCAGGCTTTGGGGGTGGGCACGCCGGATATTCCGCCGCCGGGCATCACTTTCGTATGCTTGTGGCTCGATCCGACATCGAGGCCGTCGTGAGACATCGATCCGCCAACGGTGGTCACGCCCTCGGTCGTGATGTGATGGGTGACATCCCCGCAGATTACGAAGAGGCCGTCCTCGCAGGTGATCGAGAGCCGGCCACCCGCAGCAACCATTCGCACGCCGGCATCGTTGATGAGGACATTCTCGTCCATGTCATCGCTCGGGCTCGGCTGCCTGTCCGAATAGCCGACCCGCAGCGGATAGCCTTGGCGCGGATCGCCGGTCGGGTTCAGGATGCCGACATTCTGCCCGAGATGCATCGGGATCGATGTCTTGCCGCTTTCGGGATGCGGCTGCCAGGGCGACAGGACCGGGTTGCCGTCCAGATCCTTTCCGAGCTGGATGCGATAGCCGCGCTTGGCATCACGTTCGACCACCGGGCCGCGCTGGACCATCTGCCCGATCAGCGTTTCGAGGTGCGAGATGCGTGCCAGAAGCGCCGCGAAATCCGCCTCCGTCATTCAGGCTCACTCGTGGTCGTCACTTCGCGCCCGTCGCCGAGATCGAGGGTGCCGGTAACGAAGGGCGGCGTCTCACGCGTCTGGTCCTGCGCGAGCGGGCCATGGCCAAGCGCCATCAGCTCGTCGGCCGTCAAACCCTGTCGGCGCTGCAGGCGATGCCAGTCGCGGGAATCCGCATCACCGAGAAAGCCGCGCAGAAGGGCGGCCTGCGTCCGGTTGCTTTCGACCGGGCTCGCTTCAAGAGCAGCGAGGAATGTCTCATAGACATGACCGGTCCCAAGCGGCACACCGGGCGCTGGATCACGCATGATGGTGAGCGTCAGCATGATCTGGTGACCGGCGAGACGCTGGCCACCGACCGAGCGCACCGCAAGCGTATCCCGCTTCTCGACCGACAGAACCATGCCGCGCCAGATCTCTGCCCATGAATTATCGGGGTTTGAAAGAGCCCCCATCGCCTGCGCGGCCAGGAGATCGAGATAAAATTCGACATTTCGATCGGTATAGGGAAGGCCCGTTTCGAGGACCTTCTTCCCAGTTGAAGGATCTTCGACCAACATGCCGGCGGCATGGCCGATCTCGATCCCGAGCATCAACTGTTGCGGCGAGCCGAGATCGCGAAACCCGCTTGCACCAGGGCCACGCTCGGCGGACCCATCATAGGTGTAGATCGCGATGAACGGCTTCTTCTGAAGCGTCTTCGGCTGATTGTCGGCGTCGAAGTCGATCGCGCCGTTCTGGCTGTCGAGGACATTGTCACCGACGATTGTCGCACCGCGCAGGGCCTCGACGGCCGCAACGCGGATGGCGTGCCGGACGAGGCTCATTCCTGCACCAGCTGGATAACGAGCCGCGCCCCGCCGCGCGGATCGGCGGAGGCGACCGACCACCATTTGGCACCGGGTCGCTCCAACGGTTTCACCATGTCCCGCTCCTTCACGACGAGATCAGGATAGTCGAGCATCGAGATCGCCAGTTCAGCCGTTCCGGCGGTCATTTCGATCTGCCAGTTCATCGTGTTTCGGGCTGCGGGATTGACGGAACGCGCTGGCGCGAGCTTGAGGCGCCCGACGACCGTCTGCTGCGGCCGGGCGGGATCAACGTCGCCATTCTCGAAAAAGGAGAAGAGGACCTTCTCGCTGAGCACGCCATCGACGGTCTTCGTCAACAGCGTGCGAAAACCGACGATTGGCGAAGATGAGGTCTCGTCGCTCATCAAACGCCTTATCGAAGGAAACCGGCGGTCAGGAACCGTCGGCGCTGAGGTGCTTGTCCCGATGCGATATGGCAGGCCCTTTCGGCTTCTGCGATCGCACGGTCGAGTCGCGTCGGATCAGCCTTCGAAAAGGACACCTCTTCGTCACCCGATTTGACCGAGACTGTCAGAGCACCGGTCGCAAGCCGAAGCCGCGCGGCCTTGAGCGCCTTTAGAAGCGCGCAAGGATCGTCGAGATCGACACCGTCGAGAGGCTGGCCCATGGCGTCAAGCGTCGCCCTGGCCGAGAGCGGCCGTCAGCGCGGCCATGATCTCGGCCTTGGTGTCGGAGGATTTCACCTCGACGCCGCGGCGCGCGGCTTCCGCAATCAGCTCGTCCTTCGTCATCTCATCGAGGTCGCGAACTACAGGCTCGTGATCGCTGGTCTCGATCGACTGACCGGGGCGAAGAAGCCGGCCCTCATGTATGCGAGGTTCGGTGAGAACAACCTTGCCCATCGTCAGGATTTCCTCGCACGAAGGAGAGTCTCAGGCAGGGTGCAGACGAACATCGGATAGGAATAGAGCTCCACCCGGTCCCATGCCTCCCGGCCCGACGGATCGGCCAGCAAGAGGCCGTAATATTCCCGGCCGCGCTGATTGAGATAAGGCTTGAACTCGTTCGCTGGCGAATAGGCGACCTTGAAGGCACCGCGCATGCCGATCGGAAAGAACCGTGCCTTGTCGGTGCCGATCGCGATCGTCGAGCCATCGTCGGTCCCGCGATAGTCGATGAAGACGATCCCCTCGATCTCGATCGCGGAAAAGCCCTCGATCCCTTCGAGCGTCACCGCCCGCTCGGTGCCGAGTTTGGTCTCCTTGATCTGCTTGTGATTGACGAGACTGTCATAGAAGCTCGATCCGCACAGCGCCCCGACGCGGGCGGACGGGGTCCAATTGCCCTTGGAGGCGACGGCCATGGCGCGCTTGATGTCGCGGCATTTCTTGCGAACATCCGTCGTCTCGGTGTCGAGCGCGAAATTGACCTCCGCGGGCTCGGCGACGCCCCAGAAGTCGAACCAGTCGAGAATGACGGTCGATCCATCGGCGTCGAGCACCTTCCCCTGGATCGCCCCGAAGCGCATATGCTCCCAGGTGAGTTCGAGATCGTCCATGATCGAGCCGGTTCGATCGCTGATCTCCTGCGCCACTTCACGGGTCTGCAGCTCGAAAGGCAACGCAGTCACCGCGGCGAGCTCTGCGGCAAAGACGGTCGACCCCTTGGCGAGCCGCACCGTGTCGAACTTCTGAACCTTGGCGCCCTTCGGGACGAGCTCGGCGGGTGGCTCGCCCAGCTGAGAGGTCGGGATGAGCGACATCGTGCCATCCTTCTTGGCAATCGCGATGGTGCGAGAGCGCGAATAGATCGGTTCGAAGAGACCGAGGGAGCCGAGCATCTGCGGCTTGAATTCGATCTTTTCCACGATGTCCTCGTGGAATTCGACGACGCCCCAGGCATTCTGGGCGAAGATATTAGTGACGAGGGCCATGAGGTGTCGGCTCCTAAAGTGAGGTCAGCGGGCAATGATGCCGTGGCTCGCGAGGGACGCGACGGCGGCAGTCTTCTGGGCGTCGGTGACGCCCTCGGCGAAATGCAGGACCTCGGCATGAACCTCCGTGTCTCGGAGGGTCAGCGTCCGGGTGACGTCGGCAGAGGTCGCGTCACAGCCCTCGAAGAGGATCGCCGCGGCGGTCTGGGATCCGTCCGAGGCAGCGGGCGCGAAAGCGACGAACTTCTTCGTCGCCGTGACCTGCCCGAGCACGGCACCGGCTTTCAGCGCACCGGCACCGGACGCAACGACGCCGGTCCCCCGCGAGCGGTAGCCGGTCGCCTCGGACACGATGTAATGGGCAGCGCCCGCAAAACGGTCTTCGGTCAAAACGGTCATGGGTCGGTCCTTTCGTCAGCGCCGCTTGTTGGTGCGCGCGACAGCCTCGGAGAGAGCGGCCGTCGATTTCTGCCTCTCGCCAGCGCCGATACCGGCAGCGGCCAGGCTGTCGGGGATGCTCGCCCGCTCGGTGAGATGCGCCCCGGGGAGCGTTGGGCGCCCGTTGCCCTGGTGAGCGACGCCCGCGGCCGGGCCAGCATCGGCAATGTGCTTGGTCGCAAAGGCCGTCGCCTTCTCGGCCGAGAGGCCTTCGGCCAGAAACTCGACGGCGGCCGACATGCGGGCGGCGTTGCCGGCAATGCCTTCGGCGCCGAGAACGGCCGCGACGTCGGCGATGCCTTCGCTACGACCGGCCTTGCGGCCCTCGTCTCGCGCCGTGGCGACCTTCGCCGCATGCTCGCCCTGGGATGGGCCTTGATGAGCGGCGGGCACGCCTGTCTCATTCTCCATTTTTCTTCTCCTTGAACTTGGCTGACTGGATCGAGCCGATGAGGCCCGCTGAAGATCGGCGAGGACCGCTTCGAAGGTTCCGACCCGATCGGCGATGCCTGCCGCGACCGCTGCCGGACCGACAAAGATGCGGGCCTCGGTCGCAGCGGCCGCTTTCGCGGTCAGTCGTGAACCGCGGCCCTTGCCAACGGCGCTCGTGAAGGCGCCATAGAAGGCGTCGACCTCGGCCTGCAGGTCGGATCGAACGGATTCGGGCAAAGGCTCGAAGGGATTGCCATCGACTTTGTGAGCCCCGGCAAAGATCAGGGTTGGCGTCACGCCTTCCTCGGCGAGCTGGCGGGAAATATCGGCGTGAAGAAGCACCACGCCGATCGAGCCCGATATGCTCGTCTCGCTCGACACGATCTCGCTGGCGCCCGACGCGATCGCATAGGCTGCCGAACAGGCCATGCCATTGACGACAGCTACGGTTCGCTTGGTCTTCGCCAGATCGCGGACCATAGAAGCGGTCTCCATCGCTCCGGTCGCCTCGCCTCCAGGCGACGCCATGTCGAGGATCACCGAATGAACGGCCGGATCGGACGCCGCCGTCTTCAGCTGATGCTGTATGCCCTCATAAGAGGTGAGCCCCGACGAAGCGCCGATCCAGGCCCCGCGATTGACCAGCGAGCCGGTGATCGTGACGATCGCGACGCCGCCCGAGACCCGGTAAGGATTGATGCTGATCGGCTGGCCGTTCGCATCCCGCCGATACGGGTCGCCCTCGAACCGGCTGGCCTCCGGCGACGAAAGGCCGATGCGACCCGATAGGACCGACAGGATGACCTGCGCCTTGTCCGGCGTGATCAAGAGCGGGCGGTTCAGAACGCGATCCGCGATATGAGCCAGAACTGTCATTGAGACCCTCCTCTTGGCGCCGGGCCTCTTTGTGATGCGCCTGCCTGCGGAAGGATGGCCGCCGGCTCCGGATCGAGCATCTGGTCGATGTCCGCCCCTCCATTGGTGACGCCGCCATGAATGGTGAGGTCCTCGCGCCGCGCCTTCTCATAGGCGCGCTGCTGATAGACATCCTCCCAGTCCTCGCCGAGATCGGCGCAGATCTGTTCGTCGGTCATGGTGCCCATCAAGCGGTACATCTCATGGGCCTTGGCGGCCTTCAGCTCGTCGGCGACAGGCTTGGCCGGTCCTCGCCATGTCGCCCGGCAGATCGCCGCCTTGTGCGCAAGAAAAGCTTCGATGCCGCCAGGAATTTCGAGATAGCCATTGTCGATTTCCTCCTCGAGGAAGGCTTCGAGGGCGGCATCGGAGATCGGCACCGGCACATGCTTGCGGCGATAGAGAACCAGCGGCCATTGCTTGGCGATGCCGGCGCGGACCGAGGAATAGGTCGCTCCGCGAAAGTCGCCGGTCAGGTCCTCGAACATCGCACCCGCGCAGCGCGCGATTTCGCGCAGGAGAAAATTCGCGAAGGGCTCGTAATTGGCGTTTGGCGACTTCGACGAATGAAGCATCAGCTTTTCGCCGGGCAGAAGATGAGCAACACCCGATCCCCGCCCGAGATCGATATCGACATTCTGATGCCAGCCGAGCTTCTGGGCCATGAAGGCCATGAAGCCGCCGGGCCCTTCCAGCTGGCCGGTGGCGGTCGGCGCCGGCGACAGGGCGTCGAGAACCTCGCTCGTCGGATAGTCGCTCTCGACGGTGGCGGCGAAGATCGCATGGATCATCGTCGCCGTGAGGGTCGCGTTCGACAGTTGATCATAATCCCGAAGCACTTTCAGGATCGGCGCGAAGGGCGTGATGCCCCGCACCTGTCCCGCCGTGCCGTCGAAGACATGAGCGATGATCGGGCGCCCATAGCCATCGCGGGCGGCCTTGCGAAGTTCGGTCCGCATCCCGAAGCGGGATTTCACCTCGAAGAGGTAGCCTGCCGGTGCGCCATGACCGTCAATGAACACCCCATGATCGAGCCGCTCCAATTCACTGGACTTCTGGCTCAGCCAATGGGCCGGCAGGAGCCGAAGCTTCGTGCGCCATTCGATCCCCGGTCGCTCGATCGAGGGAAGCTCGGCCACTGCCTCGCCGGCACCGAACCAGGAGCGGACGGAGGCCGCCTGGATCTGCGCCAGCGTGTAGCGTCCCCCGGCATCGCAGGCCCAACGGTTCGACGCCCAGGCCTGGAAGCGCCGCTCCGCCCGCCGCGCCCAGGCCGCCGACTGCGCCTCGTCCCATCCGGCCCATGAGAAGTCGGGCTTCAGATTTGGCTTGAGACCGTCGCCGATCATCAACGAGATCATCTGCTCGGTGACACCGGCAATCCAGCCATTGTTGTGGAGCGCATCGACCGCGCGAGCCGCCGCCCGGCCCCAGGCGATGCGAACATCCTCCTTGGCGTCGCGCAGGATCGGCGTCGGGATCGCAAGGATCTGCGCCTCGGGCAGACCGCGCAGATAGCCGGCAGCCGGTTGAGGACGCAGTCCGCCCTCACCGACCGTCAGAGCGCCCCTGACCCGGCTTCCAATCGCTTGCATGAGGCCCATGCCGATCCTTCGATTTAAGATGGTGTCAGTCTCTGCGGTTGAGCGCCGCCGAAAGATCGGCAAGGCTCGGACCGGTGACATTCGTCTGCGACTTGGCCGTCGGCCGGAACGGGTCCACCGGCGGCGAAAAGAGATCGGGCGCGCTTTCGCTGCCATGAACGGCGACAAGAAGATCGGCCCAACGCTCGCCCGTCAGGCGGCGCTGGCGCTCCAGATGCCAGCCAAGCGCCGTCGCATAGACCGAACAATCGAACCAGTCGTTCTTGCGGCCTGGCAGTTTCTTCCATTCGCGAACCGCGCGCGGACTGATCAGCCGGCTTTTGCGCCCGCGGGCCGACTGGATTGTCTCTTCCGGATCGACGAGGCGCTCGGCCGTCAGCTCCTTGGCGAAATCCTCGTCGACGATCGAAGGCGTCAGATGCAGCGTGTTCCTCGGGAACTGCCCGGCGCCGTCCGGCCCCGTCATGAAGTTCGACAGGCCGCCGACGACCTCCGTCTTCACATCGTAGTTTCCGACCGGATAGAGCAGCACCCGCGCCTGAACACGCCCCCGCTCGTCCTTCACCTCGCGCTTGACCGGCGTTCCGAGCCAGGCGAGGCCCGGCTGATGGCGCCCGTCAAGCGGCAACACCGCCGGGCGACCGGCGCAGAACCGATAGACCCGATCGGTCGCAAAGCCGGAATCGACGCCGGACAGATCGAGCCCGATCTCGCCGCCATTCGGCGTCCGATAGGTTTCCTGCAGCGCGTCGGCGAGCGCGATCCAGGGCTCGTCGCTGCGATCGGGCTCGCCCTCGAAGACGCGGGCATCGATGACGAAGCGCTGGCCGCGCGGACCGATCGCCATGACCAGCCACTTGATGCCATAGCCTTGAACGTCGGCCGCCGAGACCAGCAGGCCGGCATCGGCGGGCACGATGCGCGCTTCATAGGGCCGAGCGCGCGCGGCCTGGACCAGAGATTCCCAATCCAGCGCCAGACCGCCCGGATCATAGGGCTCGGCCAGATCCTGCTGGCAGAACACCCGCATTTTCGAGGCGTCCTGCTCGGCGTCTTCGGCGCGGGCGAGAATGTCCGCGAACCGCTCCTTCGGCGCATAGGCCGCCCAGAGATGATAGCTCGGCTGCCAATCGCGGCACCGGCCCTCGCATGGGGGGCAGCGCCAGCGCTGAATTGCCTCCGCATCGAGCCGGTCGGGCACCGCCTCTTCACCCTCGCCGACGCGGGTCGCGATCCAGACGCCGCCAGCGAGAAGCTCGGCCTTGTGCCCGTCGAGGATCATTCCATCGCAGGACAGGCACCGGATATGAACAGGTCCAGCCTCACTTGAGGGCCGCATCTGGTCAAAGGTCAGCGGCTGATAAGTCCCGCAATGGGGGCAGGGCACATAATAGAACCGCCGATCACCCGCCTCAAAATCGGCCGTGATCGCGCAGTCGCCGAGAAGTCCCGGCGTCGATCCTTCCCACTCCTTGGCGAGATCGCCATACATCTTCTGGCGCGAGCGCGCCTGATCCCGAGGGCTGCCGCGCCCGTCGACATCGGCCGGATAGCCGGTGACCTCATCCATGGCGAGATATTTGATCGAGACCATCTGCAGGCCCTTCGACGAGCCTGCATTGACCACCTGACAGAAGCCGCCGGCATAGCGCTTGAAGCTCGTCGTCGAGCCCTGCTCGTCGCGCGAGGAGACCGGAACCACCTTGTGCCGGATGCGCGGCGAGGCGTCGATCGTCGGCTGCAGCTTCACCCGATTGAACTTCGTCGCCTCCTCCAGCGTCGGCAGAACGATCATCATCGAGCCGGGCGCTTGGTCGACGATGAAGCCGAACCAGTTTTCGATCGCCGTCGACTTGCCGAGCTGGGCCGCCCATCGCGCCGTCACGCGCCGGGCCGGATGGTCCGGATGAAGGCAGTCCTGTGGCTCGCGCAGATACGGCACCCGGTCGGTTCGGAATGGTCCCGGCCAAGGCGACCCGGATTCGGCCGAGACAACGCGATAGCGATCCGCCCATTCCGAAATGGTCAGCTCTTCGACCGGTCGGCTTGCCGAGGCCAGACCGCCAAAGAGAACCGTCTCGCCGGCGGCGAGATCGGGAAAGGCGAGGCGGGCATCCATGCCGACGGTCTATTGAAGCCGCAGCTCGGACGGGGCACCGCCGTCATGGCCGGCAGTCTCCGACACGTCAGCGGCCCCATTATCAGCGGCACGGCGCATCTGATCGAGCCGGTCGAGCATCTCGCGATGGAAGACCGTGAGGCCCTGACGCGCGAATTTCTTGAAGGCAACGCGCGCCTGACGCTCGTCCCAACCGAAGCGCAGCGAGACCTCCGCCGCCTCCGTCTCGATCGCCCGCTCGAAGGCGCTCGTCATCAGAGCGACCGCCTCGCGGCCCGCCCGGTCGACCTCGGCCGTCGGCGTCAGTTGCCGGCGCTTGGCCGCGAGCTCCATCTCGCGCAGCTCGGCATCGGCGAGAGCCTTCCGGGCGACACCATCGGATTGCGTCCCGGCGAACCGCCGCTGGCCGCTCGGCGGCGCGTTCCGGGCGACCGGCGCCGGCGTCGCAGTGCCCGTCACGATCGGCCTCAGACGGACATTCTCGGAGCGATGCTGCGCCAGGGCGCCGAACTCAACGAGATTGCTGCGCCCCTCGCGCCGCGTCTCCAAAGCCTCCGCATGCTGCGAGACATACCGGGAGAGGGTCGAGCGATCGACGATGTCGCCAGCGGCCGACAGCCGCGCCGCCGCCTCCGTGATCGACACCCACTCTTCGCTCATCGCTCTCTCAACCCTCAAAGCCCCATCCGTGCGCCCACACGTGCATCAACTGTGCGTCCGTGTACCGCTTTCCGACCCACCCACTGGCGATTTTCCAGGGCTCCCCCGTGCCGCGCGTGGGGGTTTGGCGCAAACGGTCCCTATGCCGGGGGTGGCCCCGAGCCACCCGCCGGGTCGCCTCAGCGGAAGAGGCCGCCCGAGGCGCGGTTGACGTCGTAGAGCACGCGCCGCTCCAGATCGCTGTTCATCATGCCTTCCCAGGCCGCGGCCGTCGCACCCTTGACCATTTCGTCCGGGATCACGACGCCCGAGCGGGCCGACGCCACGGGCCATTTCCCGCTCGTCTCCCGGTACATCACATGACCGCCGAACCGTGTGGTATCGACACGATCGGGCCAGGCGCCGCCGCGCATGAAGGAACCCGGATAGAGCGTTGCTCGCCCGAAAGGCTTGGCGATCACGCCCGCCTCGCTCTCCTTCGGCGAGAAGAACGTCACTCGGATGTTCCCACCTTGCGAGGCCAGAACGTGCCGAAGGTTCGACGAGCGAGCCTTTTGCTCCTTGACCGCCGCAACGATCGTCTTTCGACGAAGGCCGGTCTGTTTGGTGAGATTTTGGCGCACCTTCCTGCGCGCCTTGCCGCCCGTATGGTTCAGCGCCTGCGCAAAAGCACTGTTGAGCTTTGCATCGCTCAGGCCGCGAAAGCCCCGCATCATCCGCTCAAGACCCGAGCGGTCATCCCAGCGGATCACGACGGTCATGGGTGATCTCCCAAACAAAAACGCCCCGGGTGGGTGACCCGAGGCGCTCGATCTTTTCATCTGTGCTTGGTATCCACCAAATTCCTGCCGCAGGTCAAGCCGCCCTTGTGGATAACTTTGCCTCGCCTTCGCCCTCAGGAGACCGCAGGCGCGCATTGCCGGGGTTTTCCGCTTCGAAAGTCTCGCCAGCGATCCCGCTCTCCCAGGGCCAGAGCGGTCGATCGCTGCGCCCGATCTCTTCGCCGATCGCCGCGCCAACTTCGGCGGCAAGCACGTTCAGCGACAGAACCCAAGCCTGATAGTCGGCCCGGTCAGCGACCAGGATCGCCAGATCCGGCGCAACCACCGTCTTGCGATAGGCTCCGCGATAGGGCCGCCCCTTGATCCGATCATAGCCATCGATCTCGACCTCATGCGTCGGGCGCCCTTCGCCGTCTTGCCGAAGAACGCGCCGAAACCAGCGCGGCTTACCGTTCGGCCCGGTGACATCACGCCGGACATATCGCTCTTCGGCGGCGAAATCCGGCACGGTTCCGAGCATGGCGAGGCGGATCAAGGCGCCCGGCACCCGGTTTTCGCCGAGCCGCGCCATGGCAATGCCCCGCGCCATAGCGTCTTCGCGCTCTTCGTCGGTCAAGGCCGAGCCATGGCTGAGCCGGATATCGGCGAGCAGATCATAGCCGTCCGGCGCCTCGAAGCTCACATCGGCCATCCGCTTCACCGCCTGGCCGATGATCACGGCATGGGGATGCGGATCGCATTCGGCCGAGTGGTCGATCGTACACCAGAAGCCGTTCATGTGATCGATCTCGACGCCGAGTTTGGCGAGATTGTCGAACATGCTCCAACCCGATCCGAAGCCAGCCACCTTCCCCGATCCCGCCTTCGGCAGCTCTTCCCGGAACGCCCAGGCCAACCAGGCTTCGATCGAGGCCGATCTTCCCGCTATTTCAGCGTATCGTCCCACACCTTCCCGCACCGTTTTCATGTCTTTTCCAGCCTTTTCAGTAGTTTATTGAATTGGATTGGGAGGATGGGAGGGTTGGGAGCTTATAATTGACTGATCTCCATGCGCGCCCAGGCGCGCCCCCGCATGTATATGTGGGTCGCCGCAAAAAACGCTCCCGTTCCTCCCAAACCCTCCCAACGCCCTGCTGGGCAAGGCTTCCAGTCCTCGCTGACCCTCCCATCACTCTCCCGGTTTCGGGAGGGTGGAGTGCGGTTTGGGCAAAGCCCGAACCCCTCTGCGAGAGGGGCGCGGGGTCGAACGGCTCACGCTTCGGCATAGGTCGAACCGTCTTCGTCAGGGAGTTCGTCGAACGCACCACACCAGTCGTTCATACAGGTCACAGGCCAAGGCGATCGCGAGGCTGCCGGCGGCGAATGGCGACAGAGACCGAAAGCGGGGCGTGGTCTGATATTTTTCGGAAGGTCCGCCTCCTGAAGGCATCGTTGGTTACTCTTGCCTTCCGCGAAATCCTCGTTCACCACGTCCCAGTGTCGGCAGTCCTGGCAAGTCGGTTCCTTCGACATCACCGGCGCATCGGCTTCGACATTTTTCATCAGCATCACGCCTCTCCACTCCGTTCCAACTTCCTCATCACTTCGGTCTTCAGCCTCAGACCGAGCCAATGGTTGCTGTTGCTTTGCTTTCGCTCATGGCCGATCAGCACCATTGTGCGGCCGAACATATTTTCCGTCATGGTGGGTTGGCCGGTGATCGCGGCCCAGCGGCAGAAGGCCTGATAGAGCGGGCGCGCCTGCACCCGCGCGGTCGCCTCCGCTTCGCAGCAATCGGCCAGGAAATCGGCGACGATCGGGATCAGCCGCGCCTGATGGTCGGAGGATGGTTGCGGCACGGGCCGTTCGCCGGCGCCGACCGGCAACTCCGGCCCGCCGCGATCGGCCCATATCTTGCGCGCGGCCGCGATCCCATGGGTCCGGCGCACCGTGTCGCAGATGCGCGAGAGCTGGGCGAGATCGGCCAACGGAAGGTCTTCACGCCCATAGGCCCCGGTCCTGCGGATCGAAGGCAGGACATCATGAAAGACCCAGCGCTTGAACCGCTCAGCTTCCGCCTTCCGGCTTTCGAAGATCAGCCGATAGAGGCCCGGCTCGCGAAGCCAGACCATCATCTGTTCACCGCCAGGGGTACCCGTACTGCGGGCACCCTTTTCGTCAGCTGGAATACGTGCGAAAGCATTCTCCGGCTTCTCAATGGACAGGCATCGACAACAATCCCGACCGTTGAACAGCGGATCGTCACCATCGAATTCGACCCGCACCGGATCGCCCTCGAAATCGAAAGTTTGAAGCCCGGTCATTCTGCGCCTCCCACCAACTCTGGCTCGGCGCAGACACCGTCAAAGTCGAATTCATCCCGATAGCGCCGGAAATGGTCATGGCGGCACGGTTCCTCGCAGCCCGAGCCGGCCAGGCCGGAGCGGATCAACCAGCCGAGCTCCGGCTCGTCGCTGCCATCGGCCTCGGCCGGATCGCCCTCTTCGCTGTGATCGTCCTCTTCGAAATCCTCACAGGCCGCGCCAAGGGCGGCGAGCCGGTCCAGATCCTCGCCGGTCACCGGCAGGACCAGCCGGAAATGGCCATTCCTCAGGCGTGTGACATCCGATCGCTCGATCAGATGCAGGATGAAATCACGGGTGAAAAGAAGGTCGCTTGAGGGCGCGACGGCCCGTTCGCTGGGCAAAGCCATAGCGGTGGTCTCCACGATCTGTGTTGGACCTGACCGCTCGCTACCAAACGGGTGGCCAGGCGACGCCGGATTGGTAGACCGGTGACCGTGGGAACCGGCGAGCCTTTCGGCCCCCCGACGCGCCTGACCATAGGACGCCGGGACGCAGAGTCCGGGCGTGAAAAAACGCGCTCGGACGAGCGTCCGGCGCGTCTTGCGCGCCACGATCACTGAAGCGGCTACCACCCCGCATCCGACCCGTTTTCGATCGGACCCGGTGAGAATGCGCTCGAAGATGGCGAGCGTCAAGGACTGGACGAAAGCAACATCCTGTGGTGGCCTTCCATCCCGCGACGAGGGGCAAACATGGGCGAGACGAACATTTTCTGGCTGATCATTATGATCTTGCTTGGCGGAATATTTTTCTGGCGCCACGACCGCCGAGAAAAGGCCAAAGCCTCGCGTTCCTATTTCGACCACACGAACCAGGGTTTTCCGCGACAAGGAATGCTCAGTGACGCCGAGAGGCTGCAACGCGAGATTGATCGCGACTGTGATGCCCTTCAGGTGTTTGCGGAAGACGCCGCACGATTGGTTCGAACGGCTAGAAACCCGAAGCACGCCGAGAGTGACTTGAAGCGGATAGACCACGGAGCGGGCGAGCTTACTGAGCGTCTTATCGGCAAGCTGGCTCGATACGAAGCTGGCGAATTCGTCGACAGATCGTGGGCGCGAGCAGTTCGCTCGACCGCTGGCCGGAACGCAGAGGCAGTGCTTCGTGATATCAGCTTGGTTCGTGAAGGTATTGCCAAGGCCAATCGTGAGAATTGGAATCCGACGCCTGGTGAGCCCTGGCGCGGCCGTCAGATGAACTTGGTCGAAGACCCGGCCAGAAAGCCCTACAATGCAGAATCGTGGGATGAAGTCTACAATCGCTCCATCGGCGATGATCTGGAATTCTGGATCCAATACGCAGACGAGGACGGCGTTGTTACAGAGCGAACGATCAGACCGAAAAGCATCCATCTCGTGCGTTCTGAGTCTTGGGTCTACATCAAAGCAGACTGCTCCCTGCGAGGTGCCGATCGCACTTTTCGCAGTGACCGTATCCAGGCAGCAAGAAATCTGAAGACGAACCGTCCAATCAAGGACCTTGGCCAATATTTGCGTAGCCGGTACTGAAAAGAAACTCATCCCGCATACCCCGGCTCATATTCGTCGCCCTCGCCCTTGCGAACATTGCCATCCGCATCGATGAAGTCACCGACGGTCTTCACCGTCACCATGTCCAGCCAATAGACATTGTTCGACTGTTTCGAGCGCCAGCCGCGCTCCTTCATCGCCTTGGTGAAGCCTTTATTCGACCATTCGTTTTCACCGGCCGCCTTCGCCCAGGCCGAATGCAGGCGGTGGAGTTCGGAGGACTGGACCCGGCTGCCGTCATGTGATCGGACGCAGAGTTCCAGGAACCGGCCAAGGGGATCGGAGTCGGCGAAATACTGCTCCGTCGCTTCCAGGATCGAGGCGGGCGTGACGAGCCCGTTCTCCAGATAGTCGCGAACGCCATCGAGCACGAAATTGAGGATGCCCGAGGCCTCGGCCTCAAGCTTCTTGGCGAGACGCTTGTCGCGCTCCTCGCGCGGGATATGGACAGACCAGGGAACGAGATCGACGCGCGCCTTGATGCCATCGTCGGACCCGGTGATCTCCGGCCGGTAATTGCCGGCCATGGTGACCGTGAATTCCGGCTTGAGGCGGAAAAAGTCCTTGTTCAGATGCCGGACCTTCACCACCTCGCCGCCGGTCACGAGCTTGATCTTCGCTTCGGCGAGTTTGGCGCCCTTTTCCGGCTCCGATGTGAGCAGCATCCGCACGCGGCGCAGGTCAGCCAATTCGGGCGTCGCGTCGCCGCCCTTTCGCTTGGCGCCCTGATCGAGAAACGTCTCGATCGGCACCGTGTCGGAGTAATCGCCGAAGACGAAGGAGACAGCGTCGGTGAAGGTCGATTTGCCGTTCCGGCCCTTGCCGTAGAAGAATGCGATCTTGTGTTCGTCGGCATTTCCGAGCGCGCTATAGCCACACCATTGAGCGAGATACCGCCGATGTGCCGCGTCGGGCTGTACGCGCTCGAAAAAGCCGTCGAAGACGGGCCGACCTGCGTCCGGATCGAAATCCACCGGTGCGAGCTTGGTGATCAGATCACCAGCATCATGCGGCTTGATCGTGACAAGGTCTTCCCCGTCCGGACAGTCTTCCGGCCGACGAAAGACCAGCGTGCCATTGCGGACGTTGAACAGCATCGGGTCGGCGTCCAGCATGTCCGGCCGAATGGAGAGCTTGCGGCAGGAGAGCTTCACCAGCGCCTCGATATGGCCCTTCGATTCCGACGACCGGCCCCACTGCTTCACCTTTTCCGACAGGAAGACCGCCTCTTTGCCGCGCGTGGCCGGCTGGACTTCAAAATCCTCCGGTGATGCGGCCAGCGCGAAGCCCTCCGTCTGGATTGCGCGCACGGTGTCATAAATGGCAAGCATGGCTCGGGTTTCGGCGTCCTCGATCACCCAGCGCCGACCGTCCCAGGCCAGCCAGCCAAGTTCCAGACACCAGCGAAACGTCTCGCCATATCGGGCAACAAAACGCTCGACATTGCCGAGATCCGTCAAAGGCTTGAGCGCCAATTGCACTTCGCGCTTATCGGCTTCCTTGCCGGGCTTGCCCGACACCGGGCGCCGACCGCCTGTGAATTCGATCACCTCGGGCATGAGTGAACCTCGCCCGTGGGCACCGGCAGCGGCCAAGCCGGATCAGCGCCGTTTTCGGCCCAATCGAAACCGCGATCGGCGATGACAGCGCGCACCGTGCGCCCATCTTGCGCGTGACGATGGCAGGCCCGAACCATCGCCGAGCGGGTGAAGACCGGTTCGGAATCACCATCGCCCAGGAGGACTAGCTCATCGACATGATCTGGGATTGGTGCGGCTGGGCTCGATAGGTCCGGCTCCTCGCCCGGGACGAAGACAGGACGCTTGCGGCCCTTCCGGTCAGGCTTGACCAGCGACGGATGGCGCATGCGATCGACCGAGCGCCCGGCCAGATTGCCGAGGTCTCCCGCTGCAAAATAAAACGTGTCATCCCGGAAGACGCCGGTTTCATCGGCCTCGCGCATGGCGAAACCGATGACGGATTCGATCCCTTCTCCGCCGACCATGCGAATGGCGGTCGAATAGCGCCCGGCGATCGGCAGGAGACCCCCGGCCTTTGTCCCGCGCATCTTCTTTGTGGCCAGCGCCTCGCCGGTTTCTGGATCGATGATGAAGGGCCGAAATTTTGGGCCGTTGGAAAGGTCGATCCAGGTTCGATGCAAGCCAATCGGCTGCCATGCATCACCCGCCGGCCTGACGAACATAACAAGAAGCGCAGGTCCTCGATGCAACACCTGGGCGGCCTTGCCCTGGCCGAACCAATAGGGAAGATTCGGGTGGCAACGGGCATAAACCGGGTCGGGGAGCGCGAGGCCGCGTGCGGTGAGATACGCCGCCGCCGGTGATCCGGTCAGCGGCCCGGCCGCCTTCCAATCGCCGACACAGCGCGCCCACTCGCGCTCCCGAAACCGGTTCTGCTCAGCCTCCCGCCGGGCCACCTCCCGCTCCGCCGCCGCCTGGCGCTCCTCCCGCGCCTTCGCCAGCTCCGCCCGGCGTTCGTCGCTCAAGGCTTCGTCCTCGGGCACGGCCTCGCCGGTCACCATCGAACATGCTTCGAGGAAATCCGCCCGGCGTTTGACATCGAGCCCGGCCACATGGGCGGCGAGGCCGATCGCGTCACGCCCGCCATCGCCGCATTTCCGGCAGACCCAGCTGTTTTTGGCCGTGTTGATCGCAAAGCCGTCTCGGCCGCCGGCGATCGGGCAGGGGCCCGCCTCTTCGCCGGTGCCGATCCGCTTCAGGCCGGTCAGCCCCAGCGCCGGCACCACACTGGCGATCGAGGCGCCCCGAGCGGTTTCGATGAAGAGATCGGTCGCCGCGCTCATTGCCGATCTCCCTTGGGCCGATCCCCTTTGGGCCCGGCCCCTTTCGAGGTCAGAAGGCTGTGCCGGTTTTCGAGCCACGCCAGATTCGTGACGACATCGTCGTCGCGCATCCCGCCGGCGCCCCGCGCGACTGCCGTCAGCCCCGCGCCAAAACTCGCCGCCGAGATCGGCTTGCCGCCCCGCCCACGCGTGAAGCGCTCATATTCGCCATAGGCGCAGGCGATATTGATGCGGCTGCCCGCCCGCGCGATCAGTTTGATCTGGGCAAAGACCTCCACCGAGGCCGGGATGATCCCGGCCGAACTATGCTTCGTCATGGGACATCTCCATGGGCAAAAGGGCTTACGGAAACGGCGCGAGACAAGAGCGGGGCGGCGTCACGCCGCCGCGTCGACCCTGCCGGTTTCCAGGCCCCAGTTTTTCCAGCCGCCCCGCGACTGGCGTGAGAACAGGATCATCACCGCCACCCCTCGATCGGGTCCGGCGTGCCCGTCACAGCTGCAACCGTCCGGCGGCGATAGCGTGTGCCTTCCACAGCGAAGCGGGCGAGAAGGTCGATGTCGGTCAGCGTCTCTTCGAGGACGCGCCAAAGGTCGGCGGGGCGGCTCATGGCTGGCTTACCTTTTCGAGGATAAGGCTCGCCGCGCGCACCAATTCGCCCAGCTCGCGGCGGATCGCCTGGCGCTCGGCGGAATCGACGCGTCCATCTTCCAGCGCCTGAAGAACGACACGAGCGACATCGCCGGTCTCGATCGTCAGCCGGCCCACATCGTTGAGGGCAAGAGCTTCAGGCTTTGGCGGCGCGGTATGTCGATCGACGAGCCAGCGCGAGACGATTGGCTGGCCGCAATGGCGCTCGAGGGTCGCGACATCCGACAGCGGCATGAAGCGCTTCGGCTCGCTCATCACGGCATAGCCGGAGACGAGGCTCTGGGCCTTGCCGAGCAGCTGCGCGGCGGCGCAGGCCCCGCCGCAAGCGTCGATCAGCGCGCTCGTCATCACCTTCAAAGCGCGATCGTCGGGAGAAAGCTCGCTCATCGGCTGCGGCTCTTGCGTGTTAGGCGCTGACCGGTGAAAGCTAGCCGGCACCAAATTCGGAGGACTAAGCGATGAAGCCCTTCACCGAAGATCAAATGCAGGCATGGCGAGATGCGGCCAAGCGAAAGCCACCGCGAATTCCAGACAATGCCTTCGAGCGGTTTGCGCACGTGCGATCCTTCGACATCGCTGTTCACCCAAACGCCCTGCTGTTGAGGATGATGTGCGGAAACGGCGATATCACTGATCTTCGGATCAATCCGGTCCTTGCCAGAGACTTGGCTGCAACAATTCTGAGGGCGGGCCTGGCGGCCGAGTGGCTGAACAAGCAGGGCGATGTCATCATCCCCGACTTGCCCCCCTTGCCAGACGAAACCTGACTGATAGGCAGCAAGCGGGACGAGGCGCCGTCGCACCTGGATCGATCCGGCCGATCGCGTCAGCGATCTCACAAGGCTGGCGTTCAAGACGCACTCGCTCATCGCTTGGCCCTCCCGCCGGATGAGCCACCCGACTGATCGCCGCCCTCGCTTCGCGATCGATCCTTAGCCGGCATCACATGACAGACTGTCGCGGGGCGGCGAGGCTTCGAGCCATGATCACGCCCGCCAACAACAATCGCCCGATTTTGCGCCTGTTGCGCTCCAAGCCGCCCGCTCATGCGACGGCTCCTTCAGTCGATGACGCTCGGACAAAGTCATTAATCGTAACGGCGCCAGACGTTGCTGCGACAATCTTCTGGATTGTATCCAGGCGAGGCGTGCGCTCTCCACGGATGATCCTTGTGATTGTCGATGCCGGAACTCCGAGCTCGGCCGCGAAGGCTGCGGGGCTCATCTCATTGGTTCGGAGGAAATCAGCGAGGGTCATGCTGCATATTTGCCGAGTGGCAATAAATTTGTCAACTGACAATTTGCCACCCGGCCATGGCGAATTTTTGCCAATTGGCGAATAAGTCATTCATGACTAACCACATCCGTCGACTGCGAGACGAACGCGGCATCACCCTCGAAAAATTGGCAGAGATGACGGACATCTCGGCGGGCCAGCTCTCGCGCATTGAGAAGGGTAAGCGGGGCCTGCGTCTTGAGAGCGCATTGAAGATCGCAAGCGCTCTGGACGTTGATCTCAGCGAAATCTCGGATTTCTTGGAAGGCGGCGAAGCTGTCTCGCTGCCTGCGTCCCGCGCCAGTCGCCCTCCTCGACCGCTGCCGAATGCTTCGCCATTCGTGCCAGTGGAATTTCCGCGAGCGACCATCGGGATCTACGGGCAGGTGGCGGGAGGGAAGGACGGTCGCTTTGTCCTCAACGGCCAGAAGGTCATGGACGTGCTCTGCCCGCCGTCACTTGAGAACGTCAAGGATGCCTACGGCGTGTTCGTATCAGGATCGAGCATGGAGCCACGATACTTTCCCGGCGAAGCGGTCTTTGTGAACCCGCATATCCCCGTTCGACAAGGCAACTTCGTTATCGCACAGGTTGCCGGCCAGTTCGAAGGCGATGATCCAGGGGCTTATGTCAAACAGTTCGTCTCGATGACGTCGAGCGGCTTGGTGCTGCGTCAGTTCAATACACGCGAAGGCGTTTCAGAAGATGCATCGGACGCAGATAAATTCGAGCTTCGCTTCCCGCGCGACGAGGTCATAGCCGTGCATAAGATCGTGGCGACGCTAGACGTGTAGCCATAGCTTCTCTTGCCTCTTCGCTTTGCTCCGAAACCCATTGCGCCGCCAATGCTAAATCCTTCCCATCCTCGCCAGAACGCCGGCAAGTTGGGCAAGTGATTGCTGATATATATCGAGCGGCTGTCATTGGCCTGGTTGGCTTTTGCCGATCGTTCGGAAACACAACATTGGTCCGGCCGCAATCATGGCACGTCACCGTTACGCAGTTGAGCTCTGATAGCGGGCGCTCTTCGTCAGCTTTCAATCCGGCACCCTCGCTCATACGCAACCCGCAAGTTCTCGTTCTGTTTCCCTATCGATTCCAGAAGTGCTCGCCGAAGTCGAGTCAGATACACCGGGGCATGCAAACCGCTTGGGGACAACAGTGGGGAAAAGTTTGAGGCCAATTCGGCCGTGACCACGATGAGACGTTAGGCAGACGGACATCGAGCCGTCGCATTTTGCCGTTCGGCAATTTGCCAATTGACACTTAGGTTGCCTGATGGCAAATTCATCTTCTCAGACGCGAGAGGCCTGTTCGTGCCTCATGAGGAGAGCTTGATGCCATCGTTTATCGAACCCGCTGAGCCAAGCATTCCGGCTCTTCCCACTCCAGTCTCTCCGTTCCTCAATGTCCTCGCCTCCATGTCTTGTGAGGATGTTGCGGGCCGGTCCGTGTCTGCACACGCGGGCCGGCATCTCATTTATAAGCGCAATTCGCGACCGAGGCCGGCAGGCGTGGTCCGCGTGGGCTTCGGCCCGGCCCACACGCGGAGGATTGCGCGCGAAGGCGGATTTGACCGCGTCTGGCATCAGCGCCGCGACGATCCGATGCGCTCGCCGCTGGCCGAACAGCGCGAGTTCGACTTCGGCATCTTCCTCGCGGTTTTCGGCCTTGCCTGCGCCGGCTGCGTTCTTCTCGGCATCGCCGCTGGCGCCTCCCTGTCCTGACATTGTCCTTTTCGATGGAGACCATCATGCAGATCTCGAAGCATGAGGGGCAGACGCCTCTCACCCTCGCTCAGGCCCGCCGTGAAGCCCGCCTGTTCGGCGAGATGACCGCCAAGCGCGACGCTGCCCGGCGCAAGTCCTTGTTCCAAGCCGGCGTGTTTCCGGCCCCCCAGTTCCGGCCCAACGATCTCGCCGAGGCGATGGCCGGCCACATGATCGAGATCGCGCAAGGGGGAGCCGAATCCTGTTCCGACGCCGATCTTGCCCTTCGCGGCTTCACCATGGCCGAGATCGAGAAACACGGCGCCGAGGCCCGACGCATCGCCTTCGGCATGGCCGCCGAGAGCGCCGAGCGGGGCCAGGAGATGAGCCGATGAGCGAAGCACAAAAGCCTGTCGGCTATATCAAGCGCCCTGATCTCCTCGGGGTTGAGCCACCCGTCTTCATTCGCGCTGAGGACCGGTGTGAGGCCTGGCAGAAGGAGGTCTTCACGGTGCCGGTCTACACGGCGCCCCAAACCAGCCCGCAATGGGTCTGGGTCAAGAACGAGCCGGAAGCCTCGGATCACGATCTGGAAAGACTCGTGAGAGCATGCGGCAAAGACTTTTGCGAGGCGCCGGTCTGCGTCGAAGGAGGCCTTGTCGTCTATGAAAAGTGGCTTGCCATCGTGCCCGATGACGGCGGTTGGCAGTTCAGCGAACACGAGACTGAGGCCGAAGCCCAACGCGTGCTTGACCGGCATCATGCGCCATCGACCAAGGCCGAAGGCGGTGCGCAATGACCGCATGGGCCCAGACCGTCACCGGCCGCGCGCTCGTCTATGAGAAGCCGGTCTTCACAGCCGAGCATCTGTTCACCGAGATCGGCCATGGCCTCTCGCTGATCGCCCGCTTCGCCGGCCAGACCGACATCGCCTATTCCGTCGCCCAGCATTCGGTCCTCATGGCCGAAAGCGCGCTCGACGAGACAGGCGACGGCGAGCTCGCCGCCCATTGCCTCCTCCATGATGGGCACGAAGCCTTGATCGGCGATCGGCCGAGGCCCATGGCGGAGGCGGTCGCCCACGAGGCGCGCATACGCTGCGCCGCGCGCTTTGCCTCCCAGGCGGCAGCGGCCGTTGTCGTAGCCGTGTTTCAGGACGCGGAAGCGCGGGTGAAGGCCCGGCTCGACGCCGCGATCTGGAAGGCCGCCGGCCTCGACGAGCCGACCTCGCGCATCGCAGCCCTGGTCAAGAGCTATGACCTGCGCGCGCTCGCCACCGAAAAGCGGGATCTGATGCGCCCGGCGCCGCGGCCCTGGAACGAGCGGGTCGAGGCCTCACCACCCTTGCGCCTGCGCCAAGGCCGCATCCGACCCTGGCCGCCGGCCATTGCCGAAGAGCGCTTCGCTGCGGCTCTGACCGCTCTTTGCCCGGACGCCGCAAAGGCGGCGGGCCGAACCCTCTCCGAAGGAGCCGCGTGATGTCCGAGCTTCGACCAATTTCGCGCGATCTCCCGCGCCCGCCATCCATCGAGCCCGGGCCAGCGCCAATGCTGCAATGGATCGACATCGAGCTGCTGGTGGTCGACGAGAGCTATCAGCGCGAATTGCGGGCCGACAACATGAAGGCGATCCGCCGGATTGCCGAACGGTTCGACTGGTCGAAATTCTCGACGGTTCATGTCGCCCCAATCGAAGGGGGCCGCTTTGCGATCATCGACGGGCAGCACCGCACCCATGCGGCGGCAGCCTGCGGCTTCAGCCAGGTGCCCTGCCAGGTCACTCCGATGGACCGGACACGTCAGGCCGCTGCTTTTGCGGCCATCAACGGCCTCGTCACTCGTGTTACGGCGTGGCAAATCTACAAGGCCGCCCTGACGGCCCGGGAAACATGGGCGATCGAACTCGACGAGATTGCCAGCGCCGCCGGCTGCAAGATCGGCCGGAACGCGACGCCCGCCGCCGACAAGCAAGCCGGACAGATCTATTCGATCACCTATCTGCGCAAGGCGATCGCAACACATGGCGCCGAACGAACGCAGAAGACGCTGACGGTTCTACGCGAGGCCGAAGGCACCGGCGATACCGTGGAACTCTGGAGCTTTGCCTATTTCAAGCCGCTTTTCGAGGCGATCGCGAGCCGGCCCCGGTGCCTCAGGAACTCGGACGGATTGAAGGCGTCACTTGCCGCCATGGATGTCTGGGCGCTGGAAAGCGAGGCAGAAAACATGGTTGCCCAGCGCCGTCGGGCGGGCCAGCCCTTCGTCTCGAAGATCGAAATTCTGGAAAGTCTGATCGGCGACGCGCTCGACAAGGCGATGCCCGAGCGGATGGCGCTGCCTGCGCCGAAGGCTGCCTGATGTCTGACGTCAGCCATATTGCCGGAAATCAGCTTCTTGCCGGAAATCAGCTTCGGTCGTTCGTCGAGCGCATCGAACGGCTCGAGGAAGACAAGAAGACGATCGCGGACGACATCAAGGATGTCTATGCCGAAGCGAAGGGCAACGGCTTCGACACCAAGGTGCTGCGCAAGGTCGTTTCTCTCCGCAGGCAGGATCAGAACGAACGCCAGGAGCAGGAGGCGATCCTTGACCTCTATCTGTCGGCGCTCGGCATGAATCCCGACTTGCCCTTCGACGACGGCGAGCTTCCGATCCAGCGTAAGGGCCGCGCGCCGCGCGAGGGTGGCCGTCGCCACGCCGCTGCTGAAAGCAATGAAGACGAAGCCCTACGCCGGACCCGGGCGGAAGGCCCGACCTTCTCATGACGCGCTCATTCGCTCAGCTCATTCATGACGCAAGATCGTCGATCGCAGTGGTCTGGGCCCTCAAGCGCTCCGCGAAAGCTGGTCGGACGCTCTTGGCGAACGGCTATCCGCGCGAAGGCCGCAAAATCCTGAACGCCTGCCGAGACGTCTCGGAGGCGATGAAGGCGGAGCATCAGGCCAAACGATCCCAAAGGCGGCCATCATGATGACCCTCCAAATCACTTCGTTGAGGTTCACCTGCCGTGGCCCCGCAATGCGCGCGGCCACTCAGACATGCGGCAGAAGCCGAGCCATCGTCCTCATGCCAATGCGGGTGTCGTGATGCCAGAACCCAAAGCTCGAAACCTTCGGCCCGATCCGATCGCCTATGCGCCACGCGGCCTATCCAAGATGGAAGCCGCTCGTTGGATCGGCGTTTCCGTCCGCAAGTTCGAAGACATGGTGTCAGTCGGTGAGATGCCGAAGCCAAAGCGGGTGGGCAGCCGGGTGGTCTGGGATCGCTATTTGCTCGACGCGGCCTTTGCCGATCTCGACGAAGCGCCCGCCGCCAATCTGATAGATCTTGCCCAGGGCCGCCACAGATGAAGAATGAGCCTATGGCCACCCATCCGGACTATCCCTTCTGCACGAGCTTTCTCGACCGCCACGGCCGCGAGCGCTGGCGCTTTCGTCGAAACGGCAAGACGATCTCCTTACCGGGAAGCCCGGGGGAGGGGGCGTTCGACGAAGCCTTCTATAAGGCGCTGAATGGGCAATCGATCAAACCAGCGGCCGAGCCGAAGAAGACGTTCTCCGAGGCATGGGCACTCCATCGTCGAACCCCGGCATGGAAGACGGCACGGCCGATCACGCGCGAGGGCACGGAGCGCATTGCGGATCGGTTTCTGGCTTTGAAGGTCGGGCCCGAGCTCGATCTCCTATGGGGCGACGTCCCGATCACGGATGTCAGGCGCCGCCACATCGCCCAGCTATTGGGCGATCGCGCCGAGACGCCTCATGCCGCGTGGCGCATGCTTGTCGTCATTCGAAAGATGATCCGCGCGGCACTCGACGCGGAGTGGATCGAGGTTGATCCGACACTCGCGGTCATGAAGAAGCCGGAGACAGAAGGCCACAAAGCGTGGTCGGATGCCGACCTCGATGCCTTTCGCTTGCATTGGTCGCCAGGAACGACCCCGCGCCTGGTCTTCTGCCTGGCCCTATGGCTTGGGAACCGCCGTCTGGACGTGGTGAATCTGCGCTGGTCGCAACGCACGACGCGCAAGCATGGCGGCATGGCGGTTCCAGGATTCAATCTGCGCCAGCACAAAACGGATGCGGCTCTCTTCGTCCCGGAGGCGCCGGAGCTGACGGAAGTGCTGAACGCGACCGAGCGGAAAGGCCCGCATGTCCTGCTCACAGCATATGGCAAGCCGTTTTCCGACAAGAGCCTGACCGGCCGCATGGCCGACTGGACGAAGGCCGCCGGCTTGGAGCCAGGCCGCACGATCCATGGATTGAGAAAAACGCTCGGACGCCTGATCGCCGAAGGCGGCGGCACGACACGCCAGATCATGGCGGCGCTCGGCCATGAGGACATCGAACACGCGGAACTTTACAGCCGCGACGCCGAACAAATTCGGCTCGTGATCGACGCTTACAAGGCCGTGGCTAACCGAATTGGCTAA